CCTTCGACTTTCGTACGAAAATAATCTATTAGATACTCCTGAGCATCAGATCCAAGACTCTCATCGCTGAGAACCTCGATTCTGTTTTGATTCCACTCTGAACATGACATATCCCAATGGAATGAGTTATGCTCAACTAGAAGTGATGCCAGTAGTGTGAGTTCTATCATCTGGATGAACGATGTGTCTATACTAACACATTTACTTCTATTTAGTCAAGTATATTGTAACAAACGTTACCTTCTTGATACAATTTTATGATATCTTAAGATTTGTCCTTTATCTCATCACCTATCACTATACTATCTAAATCTGTCTCATAGTACAAAGCTAAAGCATCCCCTATTCTTGCAGCTATGGGTTTGCCACTGTTGTTTAAAGAAGTGTTCAGTAAAATAGGCACACCAGTTAACTTTTCATATTCCTGTAATAATGCATAATAATCTTCTTGTTCTGGTGGTACGGTATTCACTCTGCAAGTGCCGTCTGCATGAGTAATTGTCGGGAATCTATCAGGTTCTAATACATCAGTAACGTATAACATGTATCGAGATGGCCCATTCCAATAAAAATATCTTGATACTTTATCTTCCAACACCGAAGCACCAAATGGTCTGAATGGTTCTCTATGTTTTACTTTATTATTAATGTAATCTTTTCCATGAGGATCATAGGGGTTCATGAGGATGCTTCTATTGCCCAATGCACGAGGCCCGATCTCTCCATGACCCTGATACCATCCAACTATCTTTCCTTGAGCAAGTAACTCAGCAGTGTCTTTAATCGTCTTTGTAGAGGGTCTACTAGTTGGTGCTTGATCGTCTTGCATAAAAGGAAACCCCTCTGTGGGAAGTGGCATCAAGTTATGTTCTCTTCTTAAAAATTCTATTGCACCAAGACTCAGACCCTGATCATATGCGTGTGGAGGTATGACTAGATTAGGTATTGCATCTTTCAATACCTTATTAATAATAGTATTCTGTGCTACACCACCAGAGTATCCTACAATATCATCTGGTTTGATAAACTGTTGAAAATGTTTTAGATATGTCTGTTCTGTATATTCGTGTGCTGTGTGAATATAATCTACCAAATATTGATGATCATCTAGATGTTTATCAATGACATTGAAGTCCCACATCTTATCTAAATTATCAATATCAATACCACCATCATCAACATCTGAATTGTGATTACCAAAGGCTTTTAAAGCCATAATCTTCCCCGCTTGATCTAGATAGTGACCACCCAACCTCAAGGCAGCACCCATTCTAGTCATAATGAATCCAAGACTAGGAGAACCAACCTCTCTGATGTTAAGATTGCTTGGAGTCTTAGCACAGTCTATGAGTTTATCATCTCTCCATACACTACGATACATCCAATCATCACCAAATCCATCAAAGACAAAGTGAATATTAGGTTTGACCTTCATAGGCCAAAAACTCAGTGTATGTGCATAGTGATGATCTATTCTATGAATAGGACATCTGAAACCCAAATCTCTAAAAAAAGGTATCTCTATGACTTCTGATTTTTCTTCAGAGTTTGCTGTAATCCATGCGTTTACGATACCATGTCTTTCATATACAGTTCCAGCACAATCCATGATGATGCAGACACCATCTATAAACCAAGGTTGAATATTCCAATCCTCTAGTATTCTTGTCCACTCATATATTCCATGCTCAAACCCATGATGTTTGTTCTGATAATCTCTTTCAAAAGATCTATATCTAACAGTTTCACCATCGTAATAAGTTACGTTTGCATCATGGGAGTCTAATCTTAGACCTAATAATTTCATGCGACCCTACGGCTCAAATTTTTACCCGAATTTTTTTTCCGCTATTTTGTGTTTCAAAAAGCGATTTTACATACCTGGCGGTCTAGATGGGTCTTGTTGTGGAGCACCCATACCAGGCTGTTGATATCCACCACCCATTCCTGGCATACCCATGCCTGGAAAGCCATTACCACCACTCATACCACCAGATCCTGGCATTCCAGCTGGTGTTCCTCCTCCCATTTGTTGATTGACACCACCGTCTTGCATCTTTGCAAAACCATGTTCAATCCTATGAGCTTCTACTGTTTTAGCTATGTCATCTATCTTTCTCTCTAAAGTTTTTATCTTTAAGAGAATCAAATCAATTTTATCTTCCATGTTGTGATTTGTTTTTTATAATGATACAGTTGTTTGCATAGTCTGGAGTGAACTCCAAGACATCATCAGATGGCCAATCCATCTCTTCGTACAGAGCATTGAGTCTGTCCATATCTTCCCAAAGATCATTGACATGTTCTTGAGGTGTTGGTCTAAACCAATCCTCTTCTGGTTCTAAGTTTCCGTGCATCTTTACCTCCCTAAGAAATAGTGATTGATGACTTCGATTTTCTCATGTGCTTGAGCAACAGCACTTATTTCACTGTCTATTGCTGCCATGATATCTGGGTGTTCTCCTATACCTACAGGATAGGTAAGGTAAACTTCGACATTCTGTTGATGTTTGGCGATTAAACCTTCATAATAACGAATTTGTGACTTAAGAATGTCGTCACGCAAATGTATCATAATGTTACTAGATTATTGTCTTGTAAGTATTTAACAGTTTCTACAGCACCACCAATGGTAGATGCTCCAGCTGTGACTTGAGGAAACGTGGCATCACATCCAAACTCTTGTTGGAACTCCTGTCTACTAAAGTCTTCATCAAGTGTGTAGACCACAAAATTGATGTGTGCTAATTCTAACACAGTTTTTACTTTTACGCAATGGGAACAGCCCATTTTTGAGTAAACGGTGAAATTCATACTGTTTGAAACCATTCCTTGAGTGTTGTTTGATAACCTGACTCTCTACTAGGAGGTTCTTTAATCCCCTTCATCTTCTTGTAATCATTGTGCATCGCCTGGAGTAACCATGCTTGTGCCAATTGATGTGGGCCCTCCTTCAACAACTGGATTTGAAATTTCGATAGACCAGCCTTCATCTCCAAATACTCCTGTCTCCACAATGTGTGGGGTGCTTTCTCTGTCATCTTGTTCCTCCCAGATTTGTTTGATTTGTTCTGATTGTTTATCAATGTCTCTCATGGTGTTGGCAACTTTGACATCAATCCACTTGATCTTCAACCATTCAATGAGTCCCAATGCAAGGTGCTGTACAAATGGGTTCTTGAATTTCTTCTTCACCCATCTCTCGGCTTTATCGTACCAAGGGTCTACGCCGTCCCCGAAGGTTTTATCAAAGGAGAATAGCACCGATGATAAATCCTTTAGCGAACGAAATACACTTCATTTGATAGTCTGATAAACCAAACTTATCTTGAAGTTTCTTTGCCATCTTCTTATCCCATTCCTTTACATGATACAAAGCATGTATAACAGGATTCATCTTCTCGTGATTATCGCAAGACATAATCTTATCTTAAAAAAACTATTTAGATTATATCACCTCAATCTAAAAGTGTAAATGTGTTTGCCTGGCGTGTTTACATAATGTGCATCTCCTGACTCCAGTGCGTCTCTTAATTTCTGTGCAAAAGGTTTTAATACATTCTTATACTTTGTTCTGATTGCCTTATCATGATAAGTTTTATCTCCATATTTTATGAGTCTGCCTGGCGATGTTAGTCCTTCATGTTTGAAATTTGTTGCACGATATATGACTCCTGTATGACCGTGGTATGCGTCTGCATATGAAACAATGATCTTGTGGTCAGTATTCTTTTTCAACCACCTCTGAGTCTTTCCTATGAAGTAACTCTCCGTACACTTAGGCGTGTCATCTATACAACATAGTCTCCTCAGTTCAATGACATCACTCTCACTCTCTCCATACTTCCTCCACGCATTTGCCATACCTAGTGGCCCGTATATCATTGCACCTATCAAATGATTATCACAATATAATCCAAACACATGAGATATTCTCAATCCATTCACACTCTTAGAGTAGTGCCATGATTGTATAAAATCTCTGACGACCTGTATATTAGTTACCTTTACATCAAAATCTGTTACCTTCTTATCCGAAGGCACTTCATAATCATATAACAATTCTTTCAACATAAGAATATTATACCACAAAAAAAGACCCCTGTGAAGGAGTCTTGTAAGTTCCGATTGTAGACATCGCACGAAAGAATGTCAACATTATTTATAGTGCGTTACCTCTTGGTAATACTTCCTCTGGGAACACAAAGTTCTCGTGAGGTTGGTCAACAGATGACATCCATGCTCTCATACCCTCATTTAAAAGAATGTTCT